ACACGGTTGCTACCGTGTATGCTCTCAGTATCTCCGCCGTTTATTAAAACGACTACTTCTATAGTAAGTTCTTCTTTTGGACTTATACCATTTACCTGGACTCTTATAAGATCTAAAGGATGAGAATGACCGTTTTGGGTACCCCCCTTTACGGAACTTTCGGGGAGTGTATTTCCTAACCGCTAGCGCTCGGCCTTTTTTNCTGGTGCTCCAATTGGCATTGGAGCGAAAACGTGTTCGTTTCGTTAGTATCATTTATTTATGATTTAAGAATCTACTTTTGTCGCATTAAATGTACTTAATGACAAATGCGCATCAGCACCATCCGCATCCACTTCATAGGTGCCTGTAGGATAATAAAATCTTGAACCATATGAGTGCTGAGGATATCCACCTGTAGGCATCCAACCCACTTTATGATAAATCTGGTGGGTCCATACTAAAGAGGCCGGACTTGTAGTTACGATGTTTGAATTCAACGTAGCAACAGCAGGTTCATGTACACCTGATTCCCAACCTATTTGAGCTTTATCTTCTGTAACATCAGCAGCAGTAATTGTTCTAACACCGGGTAATCCACGAACGACAACCATTACATCGACATCGCCTTTTCGATGAATACGAGCACCGGCTCCAACATTGCTAGAGGCTCCTTGATACGCATTAGCAAACGCTTTTAACTCTTCTGCGTCATATTTACGCATTTTCTTAGATATATGGCTTATATTAACTAATTGATTGGTACGCATTACGACTTTCTGAACTTTAATTACGTTGATATATTCTCTAAAATATTTACTGGATCCTGGGCCTGATCCATAATACTTGTGTTGTTCATATCCAGAGGGTAAACCACCTTCGTTGGCATCATCTTCTACATCTTCTCCTTGGACATCTTGAGGATCGGTTTCCATGTCTTTTGCATCGTAATCACCTGTTAAGTCGACAGTGCTTGGGGCATTAGATTGAACTCCGACAAATTCGCTTGCGGTAGTGCCAGTTGATACTTGATGACCTATATATTCATTCCACAATACAACAGGAGCATTCATCAAGAAATTTTCAAACGCGGCTTGACTTGCGGCTGATCCTAGTTCTCCTGAACAAAAACTCTTTTTATATTGGACTTTGTAAAATATCGCTTCAATTGGACAATTCATTTGGTTTTTAAATGTATACTTTCTAATTGTTCCTAAGTGATAAAAATTTGCATGCGTAGCTGAACTAACCGTGGCGGCACCAATAGTAAATGCAAAACCTTTGGGCCATATTTCGCCTTCTTTACCTTTACGGTTTAACAAATTGTATATCTCATCGATACGGGCACTTAATGGTACTGTTATAGCATCTTGTTTACCAGCACCAGCAGTCAAAATACCGAAGGATTGTCCTTTGGATGTTCTAACACGGCCTAAACGCAACATTGCTCTGAGGAAACGGGACATATATTTTTTATTATATCTCTTCCTACGATATCTTCGTCTTTTACCATAGCGTGGCATTTTAAAAATGGTTATTATGGGTGGTTGTGACGATTGACCTCTTCGGTGGGCATACACATACTTTCCGTCACCTGTTTTAACTTTTTTACGTCTCCTTCATCAAAATCGTCGCTATCCATAGATCGTACCCAGTCCCAAAAGGTTCTTTTGTTCGATTGATCTACTGTATTGGATGCTAAATCATCGTCCGGTCCTGGATCTACAAATACATCAGGTATACGTTCTGAACTCATTGTCCAGGCTACTTCACGGCTTAATTCTGAAATCCACGCACCAGGTACAAGATAGTTCATTTGCTTACTGGTTAATTGGGATAATTCTTTTTGTTTATGTTTGGCGGCCCACTCCAACCAAATGACTAGGTACATTAGATGATTTTAGTTTGTTAAATTGCCATGCATCAGCAGGATATTCACTGTATCCTCCATTTTGCTGTATAAAACCATACATTAAATCGTGTATTAAACTGGTTCCATCTCGCATATTAGCAGGTGCACCTTGAAGCATTTCGTTTCCTGTTCCTGTATACTTGTCTGGGGCTTGAAAGACTGTCTGAAACATCTTGTTTGTTCCTATTGATTTCGCGAACTTGTTCATTTTTATTGCAACAACTAACTAAACACCGTAGTTTAATCAATAACTTCTTTAACATTATGGTCCATTATATGGAAACATGTCGAAATCAATTAATTCGTCAATTCTTCTTCTTAAGGGAGCATAGTTATCTTCCGGATACCACTGTTCAGGTTTCACATTAGTTGTAAAGATGATCACCTTTGGCCTCCAATTAACAAAGGAATTCTTTACGGGAACTACTAATGGATAACGATCACATAACTGTAGAAGTTTTCTGAACGAAATACCTGATTTTATACCTTCAAAATCATCGAATAATGCTACTTCATGAGCTGCATAGTTATCAAACCATCGGTCTCCTCCATGGGTCCATAATTCAGGGTTTTCTTGGTGGGCTTTATAAGATTTCCCTGTTCCGGTCTTTCCATAATAAACTTTCACAAAGGTTTTAAAATCTCTTGCTTCATTGTTTAGTAGGTTTATCGCTCTCTCGATCCCACGGGGGTATCGAATAAAAGTTTCCGTATAGTTTCTCGCTATTTCTGTCACGTTCGCACCATTTGCAATCGCATGGCTGACTTCGGTTATAGACTTCTTTGTCCCAGATTCCATCAACTTCCCAATCTCGAAAAATTGACCATCTTTCTTGCAATAAATCAGATTCTGTTGCTGAGTCCCTTCCGCTATCTCTAGGTGGATCGACTTGATCCCTAATAACTTCTTCAGGCCATTCAAGGTTTTCTTCTTCTGAGTCTCGAGATAGATCTGTAAGTGGGGAGTATTGGTCGAAGGGGCTACTTCCTTCCCGTACAGGAGATAATTCAGTGAGTCTGGGACTAAACTGGAAAGGGCGCTTAAGTGGCTTTCTTGGTAATTGTTTAGAGTTGCTATCCATCTTCTTGACTGTCTTCCAGGCATATATTTATGGAACAACTATCATTGCATTCTACGTAACTACCAGAGGCACGTGCATGCAAATTTATGCACGTGTTTGCAACAATATGCACGTGTATGTGCGTTGTTGTGGACCAAGGGTGCAACAGTTTGGTAGCAGGTAGCAGGGCATACTGAGAGGTAATACTA